CTTGTTACGGGCTTCGTCATTGGTACGGCGTGACTCTTTGGGGCAATGCTTATGATCTTCTTGAGTCAGCACGTTCTCAAGGCCTGAAAGTCGTGTATGATG